GCTGAAATATTGAATTTTCAAGGTTCAACACACCACATCGGTGTGGGAAGTTTTAGTTATCTTAATAGTATTTCCGTTTGCGTTGGAGAAGTTTCTATATATTACTCCGGTAGTTAGCCGTTTTACGAATGAAACTTGGTTTTCCTTCATGGCGTCTTATAGCGGAGCGATAGCTACATTCATAGTATTGAAAATTACATTGGAAGAAAATTTAAAGGCTGTTGAGAATGAAAAAGAAAGGCTGAGAAAAAGTTATGAAATCGACAGAGAAATTGAGAAGGTTAAAAATATTCAAAAAGTTTTGTTGTTGGATAAATATGATTTTGTGAATTTAAATACACTGGCGATTGATTATAGCAGGTTCGTGAAAGAACTTTATGATATACAGTATGAAATTAGAGAATTTCAGTTTGAAAAGAACGGAGAAACTGCAAGGGATAAATATTTTACACGCTTATTCTTACTAGAGAGATCGTATAGTTTAGAGTTTTATGTTGAACAGCTTCCGAACATGAACGACGAAAAGGAGTTAAAAAAATACGCTAGTTTACTTATAGAAAAAACGTCTAAAATGTGTCATAATGCGAATTCGCATCGTAATGAAGTATTGAATTTATATAGCGAATATATTCGTGAAATGAAGTTAAAAGAATATGAATGAGCAATTACTAATTAAAGGCCACCCCGCGTGGCTCTTTTCTTATACTCAAAACCGACGAAAGCGAGGTGAGCCCAAATGACAGAAAAACAGAAAATTTTTGCAGATGAATATCTTATTGACCTGAATGCCACGCGGGCTTACAAGGTTGCTTATCCGAGGGTGAAAAATGATGAAGTAGCCGCGGCTGCAGCCACCAGGTTGTTAAGAAATGTTAAGGTTGCGGCTTATATCTCAGAACGCATGCAGGAGCGACAGAAGCGGACAGAAATCACCCAGGACCGTGTGATTGAAGAACTGGCTGCAATTGCCTTTGCTAAAGCTACAGACTTTGTACAGATTGTTCGTGGAAATGTGATTTTAACAGATACCAGCGAGCTGTCGGAGAAACAGATCAAGGCCATTGCTGGGATCAAAGAAGGAAAGAATGGCATAGAGCTTAAACTGAATGATAAGGAAAAGGCTCTGGAGCTTCTGGGGCGGCACCTTGGCA